ATTTAAATTATTTGCTATATCGGTATGCAGAACTTTAAAAACAACATTATCATTAGATCTTGCTTTTTTTCTACAATAATTAATATACATGTTTATTTTTTCAGTATCTTCTGGTTTCATATATGTAAACAATTCTTCAAATAAGAAATTGCTGTCCTGCGATAGCAATTTCTGTAGATTTGATGATGCTGTTCTAGGATTAGCATATATTAATATGTTTTTTGGTATCATCCGAAAATATCATCCATTGTAATTTTCTCTTCAGCACTCCAGCCGATAGCATCCAGAATTGGCTCAAGTGGATCTAGGAATGTTTTTTGAAACTGAAGGTCATAATTGACATGCTTATGTAGCTTCAATTCTTCAGGCAAATACTCTGGAAATGCAATGACATTCTCTTTGACTGGATTAGGCATCTTAAGATAACAGAATTTTACTTTCTCACCAGCCTTAATAGTTTCATATGTTGAAGACAACCCGTTTATCTTTAGATGGTGATTATAAAGCAAACTCCCACGTACGTGAATGGGCGTGCCTTTTGCATAGACGGTTTTACGACGTTCCCATTTCTTAAGATCACTTACTCCACGAGGGAAGGCAACTTTCTCGGGAGGAAGCTGTTTAAAGTCTTTCTTAAACCTTGCAATAAAGTCTTGAGTACCATGACGATCGCCAGTAAGCATCATCTTAAACGCCGCCTTAAACTTGTCACGAACAACCTCAGGAGTAGAAGACTTGATAGCTTCAATGCCCATAATCTTCATCTTAGGCTCTGCGTATTGCACACCTTCAGAGTTATGAACATTGAGAATGTATCGTTTCTTAGCAGTCCAAATACCACGGTCAGCAATAACCTCACGTGCCATAACCATACGTTTGTCAAATGCGTTCATGTGATCATACAAGTTGTCATATGATTTCTCTAGCAATGGGATGAAATGTTCTTCACAAATCTTATCAAGTGCTTTGACCGGATCTTCAGGTTTAAGCTTTTTAACAAACGCGCCAAAGTTAACATAAACCGAGTCAGTATCGATAGCAATAACATAATCACGGTCGTTAGTCTGAAGAATACGGTTCATCTCAGCATTGATAGCACGTTCTGCCCATTGGATAGTAAGCTGACCTGACAGTGTGATGCCTTCTGCCATACGCATATCAAAGTAACGGAAATACTTATTACCCAAAGCTCCATACAAAGAGTTAAGAAGAATTTTAATAGCCATCTGACGGTTTTCAAGCTGGTTAATTTGCCGTTCGAGTTCTACTGTTTTATTCTTTTGATACTCTTGTTCACGCGCAAGCATTTCTTTCTTGACAGCTTTACGTTCACTATAGTAATCGACAATAAGCTTAGGCAAGAATCCTTGCTTATCTTTACGATATGAAGATCCGTTAATAGCAACAGCGACATTCATATCTCTAGCGCGAGGATCAACTGGCGTGTTCATATAATGCTCAACGCCTTCTTGGAAACGACCTTCCATAGATGTGACCAAAGTCTCGGGTGACATATTATATTGAACAATCAAGTTAGGATACAGCGAGTTAAGGTCAAATGATACGACCCAATCGTGTGCTCCAACATGAGGTTCTTTCACGTATCCGCCTGGATAGGGGTTCTTAACCTTTGGATCATTCGGCGGAACTGCGATCTTGGATTTACTCAACTCACGGTAAATGATTGAGTCCCAGATTGCAGTGGTTCCCATTGTGTCTTGATAGTTAACACCTCCACGATATGCCATAGTCATAGCAAGTGTAATAAGATCCATCTTTTCGTCAATACGTTCCACAAGCATAACGTCTTTGATGTTATAATCGATATAAAGCTGATAGTTTTCTTTATAAAGGTTTTGTAGGTTACCATATTCTTCATATGATAGCTTACGTTCTCCAAGAACTACATATGCAATATGATCAAGTTTATATGACTCTTGAGCGCCGTATGAATAACCAAACTTTTTAAACAGCTCGATGTAGTCCATCTGAGTAATACCTTTGATATCAAAAGCACACTGTGGTGAACCATTTACGGTAATTTCTTGGCGATCTACCATATTCCATGGAGAGAAAGCTTTAACCGCTTCTTCAGCACCGAGTCGAGCAATGCGATTTAAAATATAAGGAACGTCGAAGAATCTGATATTCCAGCCTGTAATAATGTCTGGGTAATTGTCTTTCCAGAACTTGATATACATCGCAAGCATTTCTACTTCGCTTTTACCACGATGCTCTTGGACAATCACGTCTTTCAGGATAGATTTATCTTTATCCCAGTCACCGAAGTGGAAAACGTGATATACGGCAGACTTACTTGACTTATGCGTAATAGCTGTGATAGGATGTGCAGCTTCATCAGGAAGAGGGAAACCATCTTCAGAATGGACTTCGATATCGATATTAGCGACATTGACCATTGAGCGGTCAAATTTAATATCACCTGGAAACTTATCAGTAATAAACTGATGAATGAAATTGGACGTGCCATATACTTCAGCGTTATCAATTTCTTCATAACGCTTACAAAAGTCAAGTGCTTCGGACATAGAGTCAAACTTGACAGGAGCAACTGGTCGACCTTGTAGGGTTTTCCAGCCGGTGTCTATCTGAGACGTGACATACATTGTGGGTTTAAATTTGTATCGGTGTTCAACAGCAGTGCCGTTGTCAGTGTATCCACGATATAGGATACTATTCCCATAACGGGAAACGTTTGTGTAAAAGCTCATATTACCTCCATAATCTAAAATATAGTATCACAGTTTGAGGTTATTGTACACCCCCATCGTAAGAGCCAAATGCCCAATATCTTTCTTTGCACCACCAGCATTCTTTACAAGGAGACGCTGAACTTATAACACAACTAGATGTCATATTAGATAAGTCTTTTAAACCAAAATGGTTATATTGAGCTGCTATGAATTTTTTATTAACTGTGGCAAAGGGAAAAACAAATTCTATACCAGGTTGTTTAGTCATTGCAATTAGCTCTTCCTCATTTGGATCATACGATCCGGTAGGTCGAGGAAGTCCTGGCATGCCGCGAGTAGTTCCATCTAAAACGGTATCACAACCGATAATATTAAATAAGTATTTTCTGGCTTCTCTAAGATAAGTGTTTTTACTTTCGGTGTCAATATCCGTTTGGTGATAGGTATGTAAGTACGGATTTTGAATACTTTTTCCTATAGGCAAGTCTTGGATATATTTTACAACATCCTTTCCGATATTGTGAACTTTGCAATTGGGCGCAGCTGCATCGTATGATATAGTTGGCCAAATTTTTACTTCATTCAATTGATCCCTACTATGTATCATAAGAGCCGTACAATACAAAATTAAGGCGGAATCAGCTCCGCCTGAAACGTGAATTCCAATATTTTTCCAATGAGCTGGAAATTTTTCAAAGAAGTCTACTACAACCCCATCATATTCTAAAATCATCTAATCACTCCTACCAAATGGTATCTAGTTTCGCTGGATGCATTAAATGCGGTATGCATTTTAGATGTATCTGTCATATACCATTGATTTTGTTTTAGGTGCTTAATCTCATCATCGATTACCATAAAGCACCCCTCTTGCGTTTTTATTGGAAAATGTATTCTTTTACTAAAGTCGGTATGCCAGGATAAACATGTATGAGGTTTAGATTTCATAATTCTAACCCTTCCTAAACTATATTTTTCAGAAAGAGCATTATATATTTTCTCAAATGATGTGCCTTTAAATATAGCACATAATTCAGTAAAATCTTTTTCGTGTAACCTGTTTGGTTTTGGCGTTTTAATTTTTTCGCCATTATCACATAATACCCAATCCCATACCATGCTTCCCACGCCAATCTGACAATTGTCTTCATATCCAACAGGATAATTTAAGCACACATTATCATATTCACATATGGACTTTAATTCTTCTAGAAGATTTTCATATACTGGAAGGTCGTATAATTCTTCAAAGTTTGCCATTATTAAAATACCTATTCATATCGTTATGCCTCTCAACAATATTCATGAGTTCTTCTTGAGCTGCTACTGCTGTATCAAACTCAAAACCGTCATTGACGTGATTAATAATTGTCCAGAATTGTTCTTTATCCATAGAAGTCATGCAATATATTGACATTGCCGCCATCATGAAATCAAATTCGGTTAGGTCGCCGTAAAGATCGTCTTCGTTCTCTTTAGCCATAAAAAATACCTCCGTATTGCTACAGAGGTATTTATTATATTTTACTTAATCTTTTGTAGAAACGAATGAATACATCTCTTTGGCTTTTGCCATTAGATCTTCAGTGGAATACATCTTATAAGCTTCTTTCAACTTATCTTCAATGTCCGTACGAGCTTTGTTGCCTTCAGCAACCATGTTTTCATAGAACTGGATGTTCATATGATATTGCTGATCCAAATATTCTTTGGCTAGTTGCAACATATCTGCACGGATTTCGAATGGATTCTTATTGCTCATTTTGTCACCTTTGCCATAGCTTCACCTACTGCATTGGCAAATGCGTTGGTTTGCTTCATTACATCTTTTGTATATTCTGTTTGTGTTTTAATGAAGTCATTAAGCGGTTTGCTAATCGCCTCATCTTTAACCCATGTGTCAACCCAAGTTTTCTTTGCGTTTTGGATTGTGTCAATAAACATGTTTGTCATATAATCGTTATTCATTTTCTTCTCCTGTGTGTGTTATCCAGAAATGTATATTCCATTAGGTCTATACCAGTTTTTCTGATTGTGTAAACTACCAAGTAAACTAATTACCTTACGAATTTCATTATCAATTTGACGAACTGGTTCCAATTGGCTTTCAGGAATAATAGTACTTTCAACGTGTGTTTTTCTACGTTCCTGTAATCTACCGATATAGTGATTTAAAGCCTCTTCAATTAAATAAACATCATTAACAGTTAAGTTAAAACTTGTATTAGGCTTTACCATTTCATCTTCTAGTATGTAAATCCTAGCCACTTGTGGCTAGGACTTTTTTATGAGCGATTAAGCTCTTTTAAACATTGTCTGGCTTCTTCGACGTACCCAAGTCTCGTAAGTTCTGTTGCAGCTCGGTAATATCCGATTTTATAGAAACTACGATTAACTTTTGCAAAAAGATCATTAAACCAAGACCCAATACTAGTAGTAGTGTTAAGCACCATAACATTCATCAGATCCACCCTTTCAAGTTCGGGTTAATCTCTAATTTATAGGATCTTTTATGATCTTTATCACCTCTTGCTAAAGCGTGAATATCACCTCTAGAAATACCAATATCGTTTAACTCTCTATCGGATAGTTTGTATAACGAGTTTTCGGTAATTCTAATATCTTTTAGTTCTTTAATCTTCTGTAAGAAACTGTTTAGTTTGTGTATTAAGTGTGTCATTTGAGACCTCGTTGTTTCCAATTGAAATTTTACGAGGACGCTGATCTTCTGGGACTACATACTTCAACTCAATTGCTAGTATGCCGTCTTGAATATCTGCTCCGTGCACTTGCACGTGTTCAGACAATCTAAAGGTGCGTTTGAATTTCTTCGTAGAAATACCACGGTGAATATACTCGCGACCTTTGGAAACATGATCACCTGTTACGGTAAGGGTTCTATCGTGTAGCTCAATATCGATACCATCTTTACTGAAACCAGCTACTGCCAGTTCAATTAGATAATCCGATTCACCTGTTTTAAGGATATTATGAGGAGGATAGTTATCGTAGGCATGCTTTGTAACGTGATCAAGTTCTTTAAAGAGGTGATCAAATCCTACAAAGGCTGCAGGTGGAAATGAAGTTGTGTTGATTCGTCTGCTTGTCATTGTGTTCTCCTTTTTCAAGCAAGAATATTAAGAGCCAGGTTCTCCTGCGCTCAAGTGTATTTATCCTAAAAGGCAAAAATAAGCTATACCATTACAGAATACCTGGTATTACCTTTTAGGATAAAATTATTTATTACCGATGTTATATTTCGGGCAGAGTTCCCATTGCTCTTTTTCTTTGAATGGGATAATTTTAATTTGACGAAGAGGCGCCAATTGTAATGTATCACCCTTTTTAGCAAACTGAATTAGCCCCCAGTCACTTAAAAGCATAGCAATACTATTTCTACGTTGGATATCATTTACTTCAAGATTGGATTTTTTACCATCGAGAAGAAATAACTCTTTAAAATGCACAATAAAATACCTACCCTGCTTATGCAAGATATGGCAAGATTGATACAATTTCTTATCTTTACGGGATGCTACACCGATTCGTGTTAGTGTTTCTCTAACCTTTAGGAAGTCATCGGGTTCATTCAATGTAACTTCAAGCATGTCAGATGGTGTCCATTGGACATTATTTTTTTGTTCTACCACCTTTGTTCACCTTTTCTCTCAAATTCATTATTTGGTCGGATGAGAGAAGGGGCAAAACTTGTCGGGCTTTTTCATTACTATAGCCATAATATTCTTTTACCACTTCAACATCATTAACCAATTCAGGTTTATTCCATTTAGAAAAGCGTTTTCGCTTTCTGACAATATTTATGAGAAAATGATATTGTAGTTTTTTGTCTAAACTGGCATGTTTATTCATCTCATTGACCATTAATACGGTATCATTAAAGTATGAGAGTGAACGATTTACAGTAAAAGGAATGTATGCCTTTTCTGCCAAATCATCTATCATTAAATCTTGTTTAGTGGTATTAATAGAGTTCACATATTCAAATGGGTTCATTATCTAATTCCTTTTGTATAAGGTGAGATATCTCATCAGTTATACAAATTTTGTTTCCATCATTATCAAAAGCCCACATCCATATATCAGCAGGTTTAAGATTATTCTCTAGGCAATACTGTGCCTGAATAGGTTTCGCGTGACGAGTTATATAGTTGCAATCAAAAAGAGGAAGGATATTTTTGGCTACTTCTGTTGCAAATATATTGTAATAACTATATCCAAAATGTTCTGATATAGGAACAGTTAATGTCATCGGCAGACTATCCGAAAACACTATACCCGACCTGATACCACCTAAAAGAAAATTCTTACTCATACTGAATGCAACAGCATCAAATACTTCTAGGCTTGTGTCAAGTGTATCGAATGTAGTTCCATAAAAAGCGCAATCTAAAAAGATCTTAGATCCATTATTTTGACATATGGAAATAAGATCTTTTAGCCATGGAGTAATACCACCTTCGTGATTAGGTTGACTAACTATAACATAACTGTTTGGCTCAATCAAATCCAATCTAGCGCTACTGATACCTACGTTATTATACGACATACAGAGCACTTTGTAAAATTTATAATCAGTATCAAACCAGTATATTTTATCATACTTGTTATATACATGTGCTAACTGGTGCGTTAAAGCCTCATGGATGCCATTAGTAATTGCCCACTCTTTTTTATTTTCAGCACCTGAAAACTTTGATATCCATTCAACCCAAGCTTCTTTACACTCAACTAAATCGTCAAAATTGCCTTTATTTTTTATAGGTGTTTTTGCCAAAACCTCAGAGATTTGGTATGGTAAAAAACTATACACCGTCATATCAGTTCTTTCAATCTAGGAGCAAGTGTAGGACTAATCTTTGAAAGCCATTCGTTAATTTCATATAAAGCATATGGTTTAAGATCATCGGTCCTGCGGCGCATATATTTAAAATCAAACATAATAACTTTACCGTCAAGCTTAGTCATATTCGATAACGCGCCATTCAATTTATACACATCAATCTCTTTGAAATACTTATATATCTCAACTATTTGATCTTCAATATCCGGTATGTCATCATAACCTTGAATTAAAAGATCCGGACCGTAATATTCTTGAGTAACGGATTTCTCATTCACATTAATTTCAACGAGTTTTGGCACCCAAGGCAAACCATGCAATTGTATTTGACTAGCGACTTCAGCTTCCCATTTCTGATTTATATATTCAGGCGTTTGTATAGTCTGTTCTCCCGAAACAGTAATGTTATCGGGATTATAGTATTTTTTTATAAATCTTCTGTCTTCGCTTAAATAAACCGAAGCAACTCTTCCAATGTTAGGATCCGGATGTACAAACCTATCCCATTTCATCACATTCGATACCACCATCAATAGAAGGCCACATAACGCGTTCAATTCTCTCTTCAAGTTTTTGTTTAGTAAGAGCTGTAGATTCCCCCTTCTGAACATTAACGGTATCAAAGTAAAGCTGAGGGACTGTTTTATAACCTTGTTTTTTAAACCATTCCATAGCAGTATCACTATTAGAAATGTTAACCTCTTGATAAGAGAAACCCCACTTTTCAAGGTTCTTCTTTAGGTTCTTACAGTAAAAGCATTCATCTTTAGTATAAATTGTTAGCATATTATCTCCTAAAATGATGTTACTGCGTCTACCAGAATTTGAAGACGCATAGTGTCCATAGCAATATCATGACGAGGATCGTGAGCAATAAAGTGTTCAGCCAAATCATCTGGAACAAAGTTGTTTTTGATATAGCCAGTAATAGCTAGACCTTCGATGTAACTGATTGTATCACGAACATCCCACCACGCATATGGCTCTGGGTTACCAGTTGCTTTCATAAGAGAAGTCATAAACACCGGATCAAATGTATTTCGGCGTGTATATGTTAATCCGGGATAATCCGGCATATTTTCTCTATAAAACGAATACAGTTCAGAGATAGGTCGGTCAAGTGATGGGTTAGGAGCAATAGACTTTTGGGCTTCTTTACTCTGATTACCCCACCACTCAACGGTATCTTTACAAATTGTACGGCCGTAATTTTTAACCTGATCTACAACATCAAACTTCATAAACTTGGCATTATCAACCAACTCGTTATATGTATACGGATTTGATGTAAAACGTTTAGGGTCGAAGTTAAGCATAGCAAAGGATACTACTACACCGTTAACTGGATCCTGTGACATGGTCTCAAAGTCATAGATTGTATTCATTGGATTTGTACCTCAGACATAATTTCGGTCATACAAGCCACAAGATTGAGTTCATGGTCTGCAACGAATGCTGCTTTATACTGATAGTCAGCAAGGATAAGAACGATTTGTGGAATGCTAGCAGGGGCAACTTTATCGTAAATGCGATCATATACGCCACGAATAATAGCTGTTGTATCAAGATCCATATTGTTTACGATCCATTGCCGCATATTCTTAAAGTCTTTGGCTTTGATGTGATTAAAGAGTTCATCAAATTGTCCAGCAGTTCCTGCCATAGCCGTAGCAATATTAAGTTCACCGCCATTACTATTACGTTGGATTTCATTAATAACACGACGCCAGTCTGGAGTGTATTTCATAATGACTTCTGCAAGATCTTTATCCTGATATGTAACGTTCTCAGTATCAAGAATAGTTTGAAGACGCTTCATCATCTGAGCAGCAAGTGGCGCAGTATCCTTTTTGGTCGTGTTGAATTCGTATACACCACAACGTGAATGAAGTGGTTCAATAATACGGTTCTTAAAGTTACAAGTGAGAATAAAGCGACAGTTATCAGAGAATTGCTCAATAAAACCACGCAACGCAGGTTGTGTGGACTGAGCATTCATATAGTCAGCTTCGTCTAGAATAACAACTTTATATCCACCGGCAAAGCTGACAGTAGAAGCAAACTGTTTAATTTTACCACGAAGCGTATCAATGTTACCTTCTTCAGATCCATTGATTACGATATAGTCAAGACCCAACTCATTACACAAAGCCTTAGCTGCCGTGGTCTTGCCTAATCCAGCAGTACCGGTGAAAAGCATATTCTGCAATTCACCGGTATCTACCATATTCTGAAGTGTCTTCTTGAGTGCCGTAGGCAGAATAGTTTCAGAGATTGTTTTTGGGCGATATTTCTCTACCCATAGAAAGTCTTTAGACATAATAACTCCAATTCAAGGTTTGTTCATTATAATATATTAGGAGTATAATGTAAACTATTATTCCTGTGCTGCAGCCTCTTGGGCGGAGGCTTCTGACATAGCAATGAGTTGAACACATTGGTCACGGAGCTGGCCGATTGTAGTAAGTTCTTCACCGCGGAATCCGCCACGTTGTACAACAGTGTCGATTACTGCCATTGTGCTACGTGCTACTCGTGCAGAGATTTCAATAATTTGTTTGTCCATTTTAGGCTCCGTAAGTTGAGGATTTTTCTAGTGCAATCCAGTAAACGATATCTTGCTCAGTATGAGTAAAGCGAGACATGAGTTTAGATGAAAGCCCGACCTTGTACGTGCCTGGAATGATTTTTAGGTTTGGGATACCAAATACCAATGAGAAGTTTTCATGCTCATACGTTCCAGCAATATCAAGGCTGAATGTATTTGATGTTGGATTTTCTGGGTCAAACACGGTAAGAACCAATGATCCATTAGCCGCAGTAACTGACACAAGAGAATGTCCAAGAGCTGATGCTGCACGTTTGATTTTGTTTAGTGTATCCTGATCAAACTCAAACTCTACTTGGAAGCTATTCATTTCCATAGCTTTATCTAGCATAGTACCATTAGGCGATGTGAGCATATCAGTATCAGTGAAGAAGTATTTAATCTTTGAACGACCAGTTGAGTCAGCAATAACAGCAAACTTTTCTTCAAATTTAACTTGAGGTTCATCAACAAGTGAAAGAACACCCAAGAATTCATTCAAGTCATATACGCCGAATGTAGATGGAAATTCAGCGTCAACAGAAGCAGCAGATAGAATATTACGTGCTTCAGAGATGGTGCAGATACGTGAACCTGCATTGAAAACGATGTTGGAATTAATACCAGCATAGTTCTTAAGGATTTGTGTGGTTGAGTCAGATAGTTTCATAATGTCTCGCTTTCGTTTCGCATTTGTATATTGTACATAATATTAAGCAGATTGTAAACTAAAATCTTTCATCTTTGAAAAGTTTTTATCTTTGTAGAATTCAATCTTGTTTTTGAATTTGCCTTCAAGAATTTCACCCTTATGACTGATAACAAATACATTAGTATCATCGCCTAGTGTATAAAGGATTTTCATAAGGTTATCAACACCATCGTGATCAAGAGATGAATCAAACGTTTCATCAAGAACCAAAAGATTAGTCGCAACGCTATTTTTCATCTTAGCAATTTGACGCCATGTGAATAGAAGCGCCAAGTCAATGCGCTGCTTCTCACCCTCAGAGAATGAGTCATATGAGAAAGCATCACGGTGGCGTGAACGAATAGTCTCTCTAAACTCTTCATCCAAGTTGAAGTGTACAAAGAAGTCAAGGATTTGTAAATACTGATTAACAAGGTTGTTGATAATAGGAATATACTGTTTAATAACTTTAGTTTTAATGCCGGTATCTTTTAGCATCTCTCCCATAACAGCATTATATGACATTTCTTCATTTAGGATAAGTCTGTTTTCCATCAAAGCATTTTGCTCAGATTTCATCTCAGATAATTCTTCATTAGCTCTACCAAGATCGCCTTCACGGGCAGTCAATCTACTAATGTCGGTATTCAACGAAGAAATACTGCTATGAAGTCTATTGATAGTCTGGTTATTGCTATTAATTTCAGATTGACGCTGACGAATAAGTTCATATGCATCTGTAAATTTAGCAATAGATTCTTCAATACCTGAAGCTTCGTCCGCAATCTTATTCAATGCACTTTGAAGTTCAGATGCTTTAGACTTTGCAGCTTGAAGTTTAGTAGCTCTGAGATCTTCTTCAATCGATTGCGTGCATGTAGGGCAATTGTCATTCTCTTCATAGAACTTAGCATCACCTACTACACCTTTAATCTGAGCATTAAATTGTGCTTTATACTGAAGCAACGCTTGACGTTTATCAAGTGCCGCATTTAGTCCAGCTTGCGTTTTTTCGCTTTGTGCTTCAATAAAGGCACTAGCAATACCATTTTCAGATTGGATTTGAGAAATCTCTTCTTCGATAGCTTTGATTTGCGTATGCTTAGAATTGATTTCTTCTTCATTCATCTGAGTGATATCACGAATATACTTCTTCTGAGATTCAACAGAATTCTTTTTCAAATCAAGTTGATATGCAATATCTTTAAGCCGATCTTTGAGGACAGAATTCTTCTCTTTGATAAGTGTATTCATTTTAGAAAACACATTAAT